TCTGTGCTTGGTCGGCCCAGTCGCCTTTGACCCCTCCCTGCTTGGTGCGGTGGGGGTGGGATTCGAACCCACGGGGGCTCCCCTACGAAGGTCACCCCGACGGATTTTGAGTCCGCAGCATTAAGCCACTCTGCCACCCCACCGCACGTCGCTTACACGAACGGCCACCATTACCGGTGGCCGTTCGTGTCCTGTAGAATCAGGATTCCATCCTCGTTACGGATTTCTCCCTTGAGGTTGATCAGGTTCCGAATCGTTTGATCAACCGTCTTGCGCGCCTTCTCGGGCGCCGTCGAGACGATGGACACTGCGCGCTCTAGGACGACTCGGCGCGGTGCCTGACCGCCAGCATCCCGCAGAATCTTCCGCACAGCGTCGGCGGGGCCGATCTTCGTCTCGCCAGCATCAAGTGCGGTCGGCTCAATGAGGCGCAAGAGATTGCGTAGCACCTCACGTTCGATCGCGATGCGCTCCCTGCGAGCGTTGAGCTGCGCGTCCTCCCGTTGAAGCCGTTCCAGCTCTTGGCGAATTGCAGCGTCCGATTTCGTGATGGCGGCCATCTTTCATCCCTCGACGTTGCCAGTTTCCCATCAAAGGGAGATAGCGCCAATACAAGTGTCAACTGGTGGGCGGTCTTTCGGCAACTATTCGGGGACCTGAGCAACTAACGCAGGGGCCTTTCAGTCGGACTTCCGCTTCTCCCAGCGCGCCAGGGCCGCCTTCTGCGCGATCTCGGTGCGCCGCTTCGCCGATAGTCTCTGGGCACGGACGGGGCCGCCCTTCTTGCCGCCCTTACGGCCCCTGGTGACCGCCTCGGGGTTGGGAGACCCCTCCGGCCGTTGCCTCTCGCCTAGGGCAGCCTGGAGCGTGCGGAAGGCGGTTTCGTTGACATCCGGCCGGAGTTTGGGGCGCTTGCGTGGCATGGTCCTAATCTAAACCGTTACCCGTTGCTCGGGTTGTAACGGCCGAAACTGACCCACTACCGATCATGTCGGAATCCATCACATCAGGATTTCAGCCGATACACGGTGTGGGGCGTCACCCGGCCGTCGATCCCCGGCCGGCGGACCCGGGTCACTTCCAGCCGTCCCTCATGGGCGAGTCGGTGGAGCGCCTTAAGCACATGGTGGCCGTCCCAGCCCGTGCGGTACGCCAGATCGCGGCTCGTATACCCATCGGTCGGATCGTCTGGTTGGGTGGTGAGCGCGGCGAGCAGCGCCTCCAGCTCCAGCGGTTCGGGCTTCATGCCCGCACCACGGACTGTTTGGCCAGGGGATACTCGAAGGACCGCCAGCCAATCGTCTCGCCGTCGTATTCCATGACGACCGCACCGATGTCGGTCGCCAGGTAGGCGCGGACAGCCTCCATCTTTCGTACCGCATGGGGCGTTGGCATGGTCCACCCGGGGAGGAAGCAGACCCACTTGTTGAGCGTGCGGGCGAGGACCTTGGTATGCAGGTCCCCGCGCACAATGATGTCCGCGCCCGGGAGTTTCTCCGCCGCTTCCGCCGCAGCAGCGAGGACGGCGGTGCGGCTTGCCGCGCCCGCGAGCCAGACCCACCCGCGCGTCATGTGGTGACTCGCGTTGATCCGCAGGCCCCGCCACTGAAGGTTCAACACCTGGCCGGAATAGCGCCCGCCACTGGCCCACGCCTCCGTCTTCAATCGACGTCCGAGATCCTCCATGCGCTCGCCGTGCGAGTCATGGAAGGGCGTCCCGGCTATCAGAAATGTCTTCTGGGTTTTCGCGCAGAGGGGCGCGAGCGTTGCTTCGCAGGCGTCGATCTGATCCATGGCATCGTCGGACGCATTCCCCCGCGGGGCGGCCCGGAGCTGCACCGTTCCTTCCACCACGTCGCCGACAACGAGCAGGACATCGAGCGGTGGACAGTGCGACACGAAATCCTGCCAACAGCGCCACAGATACTCCTGCACGGGGCGTCCGGGATCCCGCTGCTGCCGCCACTCGGGGGGAATGAGGCCGAACCGCGAGAGGACATGGAGATCAGAGATTAGGCCGACCCGACCCACGGCGCGGATCTTCGGTACTCCCATCAGTGGGACCGCCGGAGTGGGTCCCCGTTCATGGGTCTCGGTTTCGTCCGCACCCACGCGAACAGTCGCAACGTCAGCACCAGACGCCGTTGCACGAACACGCGCGTCGTGTCCCATGCCACTGCCAGAAAGATCAGGTCCGGCCGGCGCGCGAGGAGCCCCTGCGCGTAGGGTCGGTAGTAGTCCTCCCCCGACTCACGACGCTGCACCAAGATGATGGCCCCCACGGTGCGCGGCGCATTGCAGGCCGCATCATCCGTCGAGACCGAATCCACGAACACATAGCGACCAACGCTGCCGCTGGAATCCACCCCACCCAGCGCGCACGCCACCATGGAATCGGTCTGCTCGCGCGCGAGCCACAAGGCGAGTAGCTGCGCATGGGCACCGTCGGTAATCGCGGGCACGGGATGGTCCACGAACGGAGCCTGTAAGGCGAGGAGCAGCAAGAATCTCATCGGCGGATCGAATCCCGCGGCGCGATCCACGCCACCGAGCCGTCTGGCAACGTCACCCGGAGTCCCCGACCGGCGGCGGCGAGGATGCTGTCGGCCTGCGTGCGGCAGTCCGCGATCGCCTGGCGGTGGTGGGCCGTGGTCCAGAGGGACTGGACAGCCAAGAGTAGACAGCCGAGCATGGCGCCTACGTAGAACCAGCCCAGCACGGGGGCGCGGAGGCTCATGCCGCCACCCACTCGATCGCCGTGCGCAGGGCGACGAGGCGGGCCTTCCAGTTCGCGAGCCAGACGCGCTGGCTCGGATCTTGTGCGGCGATTCGCTCACAGAACACCTCGCGCCAGTCGAGGTAGGCCTCGACGACGTTGCGCTCCCCGTGCTGCGCGAGGGCGGTCTCGAGCGCGAGCGCGGTCTTGGGACCGAAGCGCCCGTCCTGCTCGGTCAGCACTGTGCGCTGGAGCATCTTCACGGCGCGATCCGGCCCGTGATGCACGGCGGCGTCGAAGACGGCTGTCGCCAGCAACGGCGGAAGATCATCGCACCGCGCCGCCCGCCAGTAGCGGTCCCGGTAGATGCTGAACCATTCCGAGACCGCCAGTTCGTCCACGGGGCGGGAGGGCAGGTGCTGCGCGGTGCGCCAGTCGTCGTAGGTGCCCTGCGTGATCCCCGCCTGCGTGCGACCGCCCCGATCGGCGGGGTCGTCGGCGAGGCCGCGTTCCCACGAGACCAGCCAGCCCAGGGAGCGCCAGAAGGTCTGACTACGGGGCGGCGCCATTCTGGGGACTCTCAGGCTTCCACGTATGCCGCTTGGCCCAGAACTGCCCCGCAGCCGTGACGCCCGTCGCGACGATGAAGGCGAGCCAGCCATCCGGCGGTCGCCAGCCCAGGACGCTGGCCACATACGTGGCCCAGGTCAGGCCAATGCTGTTGACGACCAAGGCGTTCGTGCTGGGCAGGGTGGAGAGTCGGGGCCAGTGCCGGTTCATGTGCGCCTCTTTCCTCAGCCTGGAAACCGTGGATCGGTAGGCCAGAAGAGGCCAGCCTCAGCGAGCGCAGTGTAGATCCACCAGCCGAGCACAATCAGGCCCACGGCAATCCCGATGTAGATCATGGGTGTCTCCTCTGCCGCTTGCGGAAGTAGGCGGCGTGGAGTTCGGCGACCTGGGTCCATCCGGTCAGGGAGGCCGCGATCGCTGGCGCGGCGGCGTCGTGATGCGCCCGGATCTCCTTGGTCGTCTCGCCCGAAGCGCCCGCGAGCGCGTCCATGGCGCGGATGCTTGCGTCCATGCCCGTGGCGACCTGCTCGAGCCGGGCGATGATCTGTTCGTGGCGCGTCCGCGTGAGATCCAAGGACACGGGGCTCGGACCGTTGCCGTTCCGAGAGAGGCCCCGGATAGTTTTCAACGCCCAGGCGATCCCTGCGCCGGCGAGGCTCAGGGTGACGATCCACTGTTGGGGCGGATCAAGGGGCGCCATCACTCCAGTGGTCGCCGCATGTCAACTCCTCGAAATACGACGGGCCCCGTGGGAGCCCTCTCAGGAGAGAGGCGCTCTCAACGGGGCCCGTGGGCCTCGCGGTGCTATGTCTAACCTAGGGGGGGGAGCCCGGTTCGGCAACATCGGGTGGGGGACACGGCACTCCGCCCTTGCATCGTGAACCAGATACCCGTAAATCTGGGCGCAATGATCCACTGCTTGATGCTCGACCGTTCGGTGCTGCTCGCTCTCGCGCTGCTTCTCGTGAGCTGCACGCGCACCGTATCGGCTCCAGAGACCCAGCGGGGCATCGACCCGCCACCACCACCAGAGGAGCCGAACCCGAAGCCCCCGGCACCTCCGCCACCACAGCCACCGCCACCCCCGACAGCCGGCCCCCGGCTAACGCCACTAGCGCTTCCCACGTTCGACGCCATAGGCCAAGTCGTGCACCTCGACGCGATCGGTGGCGGCGGCCAGCGACTGCTCGCGTACATGCCGTATCCCTGGGGGTATGCGGGCCACGAGTTACCCACGCTCGTCCGCGGCTCCGACGCTGACACCATATGGTCCGTCTTCCAGCCGGATCCGCTCCAGCCCTTCCTGGCCGGCACAATCCTCTCCGATCCGGACATCGTCGAGCTCGGCGACGGCGCCATCCGCTACTATTGGAGGGCCGTCCGAAACAGCCACAATGTGCTCGTGGCAGCCGACGTGCGGTGGGATGAACCGGTGGTGCCGATGGCGCTCGACTCCGCGCCCAACCATTCGCTCGTGTCCCCAGCAGCCGCGCGGGGGGCCGATGAGCTCTGGAGGCTCTGGTCCGTGGACGCCGGGCCCGTGGGCTGCGGCCAGCCGCCGCAGCCGGTCACGCTCCGCACGTCGACGGACGGGCTGACGTGGTCTGCCCCACGCCCGACGAACATGGTTGGTTGGCATCTTGACGTGGCGCAGGCCACCGACGGGCGATGGCTCGCGCTCATGACCGCCACCTGCGGCGGGTCGCCCTACCAATGGCTCTGGTCGAGCGCGGACGGCGAATCTTGGGCCGCTTGGCCGGGGATCGTGTTCGACGCGCGGGATGCGGGATGGACGATCGCCTACCGCTCGAGCCTTGTGTTCGCGCCTGGCGACAGCGTCGCCCTCTACTACTCGGGCGCCACCTGGGAGCGGAACCCCGCGACCGGGCGCGATGGCTACTCGTGGCACGCCGCGCGGGAGAAGATCACGACGGCGGAACTCTTCGCGCGGGCCGCACGGCCGGCACCAACCGCCCTGCGGGCTCCTCCTGCGCTCCCGCCTCCGGAACGTCCCTAGAGCTTCCTACCGCATCGCGACGACGCGGTACTTTTTGCCGGTGGTCACCGTAATTTTGACGTCCGTCGTGTTGTGCGCCCCTCAATCACAGTGAACAAGCCGATCGCCAGAGGTGACGTGTCGGTCGGGACGACAAAAATTATGGGCGGCGTCGTCCCCAAACCGTGCGCCACGCTCTGCTCAGCACCTGAGCCAGTCTGCTCCGCCGAGACGAAGACCGCCATGGGACTCGGCAGCAGGGCCATCGCTCAAACCCCGATCACGAGAGCAGAGACGCGGGCGGCCACGGGGTCCGCGTCGTCCATCCGACAGGTCACCGCCCCCGGCTCAAACTTCGTCGCCTTCATGCGACCCTCCCGCGCGCGGGTGGCCACGGCCATGTTGGCGTACACGGCGTTGAAGTAATGGCCCGACGAGCAGACGGTGTTCTCGGTGGCGGCCAGCGAACACTTTTGCGCCGCAACAACCGCATGCTGCTTCGGCGTGCCCTCCAGTGTGGTCTGGACCGCTGCGCCAAATGACCACTGCGAATCTTCGTCGCCCGCGTTCTGTGTGCTCGTCGCCCGGTTCGCGGACATGAATAGGGCGACCCGCGGCACGAGGGCCAAGCCGCCGAAGGTCACATCGCTCGTCGTATCGGTCGCCGTCGCGGCGTCGGTGACTTTGGCCTTGACGCCGTCCAACACGAGATAGAAGCCGGTCCTGCCCGTGGCTGTCTCGAGCCAGTTGACCGTGAACGATCCAGCTACCGCGCTGAAGAGGTCGGCCCGCGCGAAGGGTCCCGTCGGCACGTGGGCCGGCGTGTCCACGTCGGCAAAGCACTCGCCCGTGTAGCCGTACTGCTCAGCGTCCGGCGTGGTGTCGGCGTCGCGCTCACCGCCAGCGGTGGCGAACCGCGCGGCCGGGGACGTGAACCAGCCCATACCCCAAGCTGACTGCACCAGCGCCGCATTGAGCGTGCCCACATTCGCCCCGAACAGGATGCCGCAGCGCGGGGTCAAGGTGGCATCGGCTAGTGTGATTGTCTGGTTTCCAGTGCCGGCTGGGTAGGAGAAGCTGCCGAGTTCGGCCTTGACGGTGTCGCCAGCGATGGCGAGCGCGAAGACGCGGCGGCTGTTCGTTGACTGGACGTCCACGGTGATCGTGAACCCATTGAGATCCATGCTCACGCCGTCGAGTTGCCCGCCGGTCGCAGCGCCGTTCATCTCGGCGAGGCACGCATCATTCCGGCCCTGTCGGTTCGCCTCGCTCGTGGACAAGTTGTCCTGGCTCTGCGTGGCAGTGCACCGCCGTCCAGTGGCACCAGTGAAGGCCCCGAAGAGTTGTTCGCGGTGCGCCGCACCTTCACCGTCCGCGCCGCCGGTCCGGCTCGCCGACCACAGGATCACGACCTTGGGGCTCTTGCCCTTCAGGTCAAGGCCGGTGAGCGGAATATTCGTCCCCGCCGTCTGTGAGTTCAGCCAGTCGAAGCTCGTGACGTCCGCCACGACCTCGTTCTGCGAGTAGTTCGCGGCGAGGCTGCGGCCCATGTAACGGACGGCGCCGAGGCTGCTATCGGCCTTCGCCTCGAAGCCGACGAGATCAGATCGCCCAGCGGGCGTCGTCAGCGTTGGCGGCGTGTCAGCCGGGAAGTAGGCGTCCGCAGGCCAAGTGGCTGTCCGACTGCCCGTCGCGTCCTGCTGCAGCTCGAGGACGTAGTAGGCACCAGGCCGCCCGCCCTTGAAGGTCAGCGTAGTATTGGCCGTGAGCTGCAGGCGCCGGTAGCTGCCGCCGCCGTCGTTCCAATCAATCGTCTTGGTGGCGCCGGAATCGCCCTCATCCTTCGCTGCTACTTCCTCCATTTCAACGAGGCGAAGCGCGTCCAAGTAGAAGTCGGTTGATGTGGCGTCGCCGTTCCGATTGACCTCCACATAGAGCTTGGTGTTGGCCTCTGCAGTCAACGGGACTGGGAATGTCATCACATCTGTCTGCCAGGCGTTGACCGCAGCAAACGTGAAACGCTTTTCCGTACTCACCGTCTCAGCTGTGTTATGGCTGAGGCGTACGCGGTACTGCTGGCCTTGTCCGACCACCGTGGCGCGCGCGCTCACGCGCAGGTGGTAGGTCTGCCCGCGCCGCAGCGGCACGCAGAACGCGCCCTTCACGGGATCGTTGGAGGAGACTCCGTGCCAGCCGTTGCTGGTCCCGTTGTCCGGGTTGGTGTACTTGAGCGCGGAGTCTCCGCTCAAGACTACCGACGTCTCCCGGGCGACTACAGCGCCGGCCGTCAGGTCGTTGGTCCAGGCGTGGGGCTGCGCCTCAGACTCCCAGATGTCGAACTCGGCGTTGGGGATCAAGAATGTGACGAGCTGCGTCAGGCTGCGGAAGCCGCCAGCCAGCTTCTCCGTCGGCCGCAGCGGGTAGGTGTCGGAGGAGAGAATCTGCGGGGCAACAGACGCCACCTGACGATCCGGCGAGTGCATGATGATGGGGCGCCGGCCGGGAGTCCACAGCGAGTAGTCCCAGGCCACCCCGTCCTGCGCGTGGCGCACGCGATAGAACCGCTTGGCGTTGTCGAGTGGCAGCTGGTCAATGTAGCTCACGCCACGCAGGGGCATCGTGACCCACGCGAAGATGGTGGTGGCAGCGGCCACGTTCGGGTTGCCCGTCCCGTCGTCCGGGGCACGCTGTAGCTCGACGCCGAAGCTGATGCTGGCCGGCGTGAGGCTCAGTCCGATCCCAGAGACCAGCGGGTAGCCGCCAATGTCCGGGATGGTGTTAGGCAACATGGGGCTTTCTCCAGCGCCCGTTCAACGCCTGCTCTTTCGGCGTCGCCCAGCGGCAGTTGTCGGGTTCGTAACCCTTGTCGTTGTCAATGCGATCTATTGATGTGCCCGCAGGCCGCTCGCCCATGTCCGTGAGGAAGTTCTTAAAGCTCTGCCAGCGGCGGCATACACTAATGCCTCGCGCGCCATAAACGGGGTACTTGGTGGCACGACGGTTCTCGCAACGCGCCCTCATGTTGCACCAGGTTATATATGTCCGAGTCGGGGAACCCCCTTTGGTGTGACCGTGACTAGACAAACGGCCAAGTGAGAGCTTCTCTCGCGCCAGACAGCCGCACGATCTGGTCTTACCGCTTCGCAGACAAGTACTACGCACCCAAATCTCGTGATCACAATCGCAGCGGCAGAGCCACAATATGTGAAAGCCGGTGCGCGCTCGCCGCCTAGAGGCCGAAGTCACCGAAAGACGGCCAAAGCGCTTGCCAGCCAGGCAGCCGCGTTCATTGGGCAGAGCCACTACACATCTCCCGCGTACACGGTCACGGACGGCACGCCCGGCGAAGCCGGCGCCACGCTCGCGCTAGTCGTGAAGGTGGCCTCCGTCGCCGCCGTGAAGCCACCTCCGAAGTCCGTGTGCCGGATGCTCACCTTGTATTCGGTGCTGGCAGTGAGCCCGGTCAGCTGGAACCTAGTCGTGCCCGGAAGCGGCGTGGCAATGCGCACGAGTGGGTCAGAGGCCGGCGTGGCCAGACGCACATCAAGGTACGCATCGGCGTCGCCAATCGTCCACGTGACCAGGGCCGTGGTCGTTGTGATGGCAGAGACGGCCGCCCCTGTCGGCGCCGCGAAGTTGGCCAGGTCCACGAACGTGGTCACCACCCACGCACTGGGCAGGAAGCTCGGTGGGTCTGAGTCGAACGGCGGTTGCGGCACGCTGCGCCCGCGTACCCAGATGCGCCCGCCGGCCGGCAGCTGGTTGATGACCACTTCCTCGTCAGTGGTGACATAGTAGTTCTGGTCTCGCATCGGCACCCAGGCGCCCGACGCCTCGGCCGGAGCCGATCCGATAGCCGTGGTCGTCACCGCGTAGTGGACCTCCACGGGAACCCGGGCCGCGTTGCGCGTGATGGCGACGGTCACGGCTGACCGGGTGTTCCCTGCCTGCTGCGCCGGTGATCCCACAGTCGGGGTGGTTGCCGTGGTGTTCGCGCCCATGTCCACAAAGCTCAGGTATGCCTGGATGCCGTCCTCGCGCCGCTCCACACACCGGCCCGCGCGCGTACCACCGCGCTTGTTGGTCGTGGGGTCCGGCAGAACGCTGAACGCCAAGAGCTTGAGATCACCCTGCTTCACAGCCTCGACTCCCGCTGTACGCCGGCATCGGAACGTCGCCACCTGCGGACCGTTGCCGTAGGGCCACCGCACGTGCGTCAGCGCCTGCGCAGCCTGGCGCCTGATGATGGGGCTGCGAAGCGCCCCCTGGCCGAACAGGTCCATCGTCTCGTTGCCGAAGTACCGAAAGCCTGGGCAGTCCAGCGTGTGAACCTGAAATCCGAGGTTCTGTGTATTGCCCATGCCCTCCATGGCATTCTGAGCCTTGACCGTGAACGGGAGAAGCTTGGCAATGATGTTCGTGAAGTCCAGGGCAAACGATCCGTACAGAGAGAACAACTCCTCATAGTAGTTCGCCACGCCCACCGTCTTTGCCATCTCGGCGTTGTACTCCCACCGCACCTCATCGTCCGCCGCTATCAGGTCCGCATCGGTCAGCGTTGCCACTCCGGCCAGTGTGGTCGGCGCGCGCAAGTCCACCGGCACCACCTGCCCGGAACCGTTCAGGTAGTATGCCAGGCCGCAGGGACGGCAGATGCGTGACTCGACGTATTCGGCAAGCGTCTCCACCTCCTCGTCGTCCGGTGCCACAATCTCCCGCACCTTCGGGATCGTGAGATCAGCCACGAACGTGTTGAACGCTGCGTTGTCGAACTCCGCCGGGTAGGTGGGGTCGCCGTACCAGAACCCCGGCTGGACCACGGCGTTGTCGCTGACAGCAGCCACGAGCCCAGTGTCAATCACGATGGTGGCCTGCCCGGAGCCGTTGCTGTTCGCATCAGCGTTGACACGATACCGCACCTTGTGAGCGGCAAAGCCGATGTAGTCACCAGTCTTGAGGATGCCCGTCTGGCTGACCGTCCAGCCGTCCGTGACAATGGAGGTGGCACCGATGGCCAGCGCTCCGTTGACCAGTGGGTTGCCCGTTGCCACGCCCAGCGGCGTGGGAAGTCGGTCTCCGAACTCGTACAGGTCGCCGAACTTGCCGGCGAGCATGTCCCGCCAGAGAGTGGGCGCACTCACATCACGGACGACCAGCGGGTTTTGCTTGCCGATGGCGACGCCGTTGGCCGTCACATAGAACGTCAAGACGGTCCCGTTGGCCGGGATCACTGCCCGGCCCGGGAAGAACACCATGAACAGAGACTCGTTGTCCGCCACGGCGGCTGTGAGACCCGGGGGGTCAATCACGATCGTGGCCTGCCCGGAGCCGTTGCTGTTCGCGTTGGCCCTGACTGTGTACCGTGTCTTGTGGCCAGCGAAGTAGAACACGTCGCCAGCCTTGACGATATTGGTGATGCTGATAGTCCAGCCATCTGTCGTGAGGCTGGTCGCACCCAAACCCAGAGCCCCGTTGGCCAGCGGTGTCCCGGTGGCCTTGCCGCCCGGCGTCTCAATCTCGCTGATCCACATGGTGTGGACGTAGCGGTAGGTCAACCCAGCTTCGGTGATGCGTGTCGAGTACGTGGTGCCGGGCCGGAACCACCCGTGGGCGTCTGTCTTGAACAGGGCCTGGCTGGAGAACACGGGCTCACGTCCTTGCCCAGTGCCGTCCGGGAAGTCGCCAAGGACAGAGTACAGCGTCTCCCACATCGTGGCGCCCCGCTGCGAGAAGCTGGCAAGCTTGACCCTGGCACGGCGCAGTGTGGCGTCAGAAGCCTCCACCGTGGCGGTCAACTTGATGATGGGGACGCCGTTGCCGTAGGCCACCACCGGCCCCACCGGCATGATGCTGAAGTTCTCCGCATACGCCACAGACGAGTGCGGGCCGCGCATGAACAGGTTGCGCGTCAGGTCGTCCTGCATGTCGCGCACGGTCAATGTGTACCACAGCTTGCTGTCGTCCAAGGCGAGCCGGATGACCCGGCCGGTGTAGAAGTTGACCCAGGTCGTCCCGCCGTTCGTGGACTCCTCGACCAGCACCCGGAGCCCGCCGAACCTGATGAGCCCGAACGTTGAGCCCAGGAACGCGGTGACCCACCGGGTCAGGTTGTCTATCGTCGCGCCCGCCTTCTTGTCGAGCAGGCGGAACACCATGCTGCCGGTATCGGTCCGCTTTTCCAGGAACTCGATGCGCCCACGGCGCCCGCGCGGGAAGTCCAGATACGGCTTGAACCCGGCCAGACTGGGCAGCGTGGTGATCTTGAAGGCGTCCGTATGTGCGGCCCCAGCAATGGGGACGAGCACGGTGGTCTCGCTCAAGTCGGTGCTGCGTGGAGCTGACAGCGTGAGGCGGTAGGCGGGGGCGTGGGCGGTCATGCCTTCCTCGCCAAGGCAATGGTTGAACGTTCCACGCCCGCGAACGTCAGCGGGCCGACCTTGATGCGAGCGTAGGCCTCACTCGCAGTTTGGGTGTCGCCCATCGCCACGCGGAGTAGCTGGCTCGTCCACGCCGAGGCGAACGGCGCGGCCGCGCTCGGCCCATTGCTCTGCTCGGCGCCTCCGTCCAGCGACCACTTGAGGGTCACGGCCCCGGTGGGGGCAATAATCCCCAGCAACGCGACGGTCTGCCCGATGGCGATGTCCTGCGTCATCCCCGCGCCTACGAAGTCCGGGCCGTTATCATGGGTGAACTGCCAACGCTTGGTCGTCGCGTTGTAGAACATGAAGCGCACATCATCGGACCCGGCATCCGTGCCGAGCAACCGAGTCGCTCCGGCGATTTCATGAGAACCACCGCGCTCGATGAACTCGACTAGCGCGAACATGGCCTGCGGGCGATGCGTGAACGACCAGTTGAACAGGTCCGCGTTCCGCGTCCCGAGGCTCGGCCCCTGGTAGCTCGACGGGAACGTCGCGTTCCAAGCGTTGGCGCCGAACACATAGAGCGTGCCGGTGGAGGCTATGTCGTCAATCGTGGCCTGGAGGAAGAACCTGTTCGCGTTCGCCGCCACTACGCCATCGGCCGCGATCGAGAAGCGCCACCACCCGCCGCCCCAATTCTCGACTGGAAACAACGTGCCGGTCCCCAGGACGTGCGCCATGCTGGGCACACCGGCCGTCCAGGTGATCTCCACGTAGCGGCGATAGACACCGGCGGTTTCGTCAAACAGTCCCCAGCGATGCACTGTGCTGGAGCCCTGTCGCATGAACACCGAGACTGTCTTGGTGGCGTTCGCGGTGAACGTCACGACTTGGAACATCCGTTCCAGCAGCGCTCCATCATTGTCCTCGATGAGGTAGGCCGCCGTCCCACCGAATGGGTCGGCCTGCCCGCCCGTGCGACCGAGCGTGTTGACCAGGGTCCAGTTGCCGAAGTTCTCCGGGTCCGTGACGAGCTGCGTCCGCGCCGCCTCTAGCAGCGTTGTCTTGAGCGCTCCCTCGTAGTGCCGGTCCCGTAGCACCCCGCTCGCGGCGCTCGCGCCGACCGCGACCTGGAGGCCGCCCGGCAGGCCCCGGAACGTCGCCGCCGTCGCCCGGGCGAACGTCGCCGCCACCGGGTCCGTGAGGCTCCCGCCCGGGGCGTACTCGAACATGAGGCCCCGCATGAGCGCGGCATGCAGGTCCACGGTGGGATGCCGCACCTTGAACGGGAAGCGCCGCCGGTGCAGTGCGTGCAAACTGCCACCGCCACTGTAGGGATCATAGAGATAGCAATCATCCACATAGAAGTCTGGCGCATCGGAGTCAGGGACGATGCGGAATGTGCCAGCGGTCCGCGCGTAGTCGAGGAACGCCTGCCAGCCCGTGGACCCACTCCACGGGGAGCGGCTCGTGTCGCTGTCATCGTGCGGGATGAACTGCGCCTCGAGATCGGCGCTGTAATCCGCGCCCGTGCGCCAACTGTCCTCGGCGCCCCCGGGGGATTGGGCGTGTTCGCTCCCCGCGCGTTCTATCCGGTCGGTGACGAGCTCATAGAGGCCCCCAACCTGCAGGGTTGTTTCCCGATTCGCACCCCAGAGGAACTGCATGGTCCCCATGCCTAGCCTCCCACCGTGATTTCGACGTGCCGTCGGCCGGTCAACTCGCGGATCATGCGGGCGAAGCCGTCCATCTGGCGCGGGTCGTTGGGGTCAAACAGGAACGGCCCACCGCCGCCGGGCAACGCAACCGATACGGTCCCGGCGAGCTCGTCCAGCATCTCACGGTGATGGCGCTCCTGCTGATTCATGGCCTCGCGGTGGCGCCGTTCCTCGTCATCCCCCCCGAATAGGTCGCCAAACAATGTGCCGAGGCCGCCGATGATGGTCCCGATAATGCCCCCGCCGGGGATCTGGCCGATCAGGCCACCGATGCCGGCCAGCACACCGCCCGCGGACCCGGATCGGATCGCAGCGATCGAGGCGAAAACAGAAGAGACGATAGCGGTACTCAGTCGGTCACCGAGCCGATCAATGACGACATTGGACGGTGGTGGTCCTCCAGCCGTCGCCCCTGGCGTGAGAGGGCCACTGATCTTCCGATCCTCTCGAATGTTGCCGATGCGCAACATCTCGTCGAGATGGCTGGGCCCAGGCTGCGGGAATCGTGTGTCTCCTACGTTACGGGCGAACTGACTGCCGAATTCCGCTGTCAGGCGCAATTGCTCGTTGAACTTCTTCGCCTCGTCGGCCATCCGGCGGAGACTCTCATCAAAGCCCTTTCCCTGGATATCGGCGATGGCGCGATCGAACCGCAGGAGGGACTGCTGGAGCGCCGTGATCTTCGGGTCGGTCTCTGTGGCCTGGAACCCAAGCAACTGGAGCACGTTTTCCGAGCCCGGCGCTGGCGTCAGGGCTGCAATCATGTCCAGCGCCCGATCCCGAAGCGTCGTGAGATTTTGGAGTTCCTCCGTCGTCGTCAGCCGTATGGGGGGACCGAGTTCCGCGAAGAGCTTGAGGTGCGCCATGCGGAAATCGCGCAGCTCCCGCAGCTTGACTTGCATTTCCTCGGCCTTCTTGGCCGCCGCATCGAAGGCCAGTTTCAGCGCTCCGAGGGCCGCGATCACCAAGAGGATGGGCCCAGCACCACCCGCCAGGCTCAGGAGGCCAGTACTGACGCGACCGAGGGCCCCTGGGAGACCAATCGCTTCGCTGGCCAACTGTTGGAGGCCGCTTTGCAGGGCCATGACGCCACGGCGCGCCGTGACACCACTACTGCCCATGCGGTTCAGTTGCACCGACGCCGCAGCCATGCGCGCATGAAAGGAAGCTGTTTCAGCTTCCAACCGCGCAACCATGCCAGCAACTACGGCCATCTACGATCCTTTCGGCGTGTCCCGGGCCCGCTCCACCGCATCACGTTCCGCCTCCTGCTCCATCCGCAAGAAGACCGCCCACTCCATTAGCTGCCGTGCTGGGCCTCGGAGTAGGCGGTCCACATCGAACACCCCCAACTCGCGACCCACGCGGAATGCGATTAGTCGCGTGGGCCGCGCGGTCAGTTTTTTTCCAGCTCTCCCAGATCCTTCGGCGACAGGCCCGAGAGCCGGCTGCAGGCTTCGTAGCAGCGATCCAGGGCCGCCGCCGATTTGCGACTCAGCGCCTCGATGTCGGCATCGCCGAACACCCGCTCGCCCTGGTCCGTGATGATGCACCGGGCCACGAGCTTGGCGCGGACATTCGCGGGCTGGTAGACGAGCCGCTCGCCCTTGCGGACGTAGAGCGACATCTCGAACTCGTCTTTCTGGGCCCCGGTCAGTCCTTGGACCAGGACCTCGCCGCCCCATTCGGGCACCGCCACGACTTCCCGTGGGAGGTCAAGAGCGGCGAGGATCGCGTCCTTCGAGAGGCGCGTCACGGCGTCACATCACGGACAAGTGCGACATTCGTGCTTGGCACCACCGTGATCCGTGTGCCCAGCACTTCGCCGAATGCGCCGTTAATCGGCTCATAGTTCTGGATGAAGCCCGTCCCCTGATACTCAGGGTTCGTGGTAGAAATCGCCCCGGCATCGCCCCGCGCAGCCCAGGCCCGCGCGAGCGGAGGCGGCCCGATATCTGGGGAGAGTGTGGCGTCCACCTCGCTCGCGGCGAAGTCCTGACTCATGACGATCTCGAGTTCCCAGTCACCGATGGCGAACATCCGCTTCTTGATGATCGAGCCCATCGTCACATCTTCCACGAAATCCCCGATCGTGCGGAGATGCACCTCCCGCACATGATCCGAGAGCACGACGGCGTTCCAGCTGAAGTAGCCGTTGGTAAAGACGAAGTGCGCCATCGGTCAGGCTCCTGCCGGCGAGGCCGGCTGCAAGAAGATCTGCTCACAATCCAAGCACCGGACGCGCGCCGGCGCACCCATGGTACTGCCGGGCAGAAAGTGTCGCCGCTCCGGCGGATGCAGACACGGGGGGGTCGTGAGTCCCCCCAGCACGGTCAACGCCTGCTCCGTGAAGTAGCGGATCGCCTCGAGCTGCTGGCGCAAGAGGTCGAGATCCATCAGATGTGCCACACGAGGAAGTCCATGGTGCGTTGGTAGACCTCGGCGACCTCCTCGAAGCCATGATCGAACTCGCTGTCAAGGAGGCTGTCTTGAATCAGGATGCCGGCCGTCACACCCCGCCAGCGGTTGAAGGCCGCGCGCAGCCGATCCGCCAGTGTCCAGCACTCGAGCGGTGTCCGCCCCACGAGCGTGAACTGAATCCGCGGATTGGCGAGGCCCGAGTCCACGCCCATGAGATGTTCCACGGCACCGCTCGCCCGCTGGTAGACGATGTAGGGCGCCACGACACTTTGGGGGGCCTGGAGCGGGTAGACCCTGGGCGGGTCCCCCAGCATGGACTGGATCCCAGCATCCGTCTTCGCGCGCTCCCAGACCGCTTGCTCGATCATCGAACGCGGGGCGCCGTGCGCCGGAAGGCGGCTTCAATCTGGGCGCCTAGGACCTGGCCAATCCGGCGCAGGATGAGCTCTCGCTGTTCGTCCACGGCTGGCCGCAGGAACGGGAAGGCGGGTACAGTGCCAACTACACGCCCGGTGCCTTGACGGAGCGATCCACCACGGACTAGGCGATGGCCGAACTCGATCAGGTGGGCGTACTTGACTTTCGTCCCGACACTGACAGCGGCCGAGGCGCGCGTCGATTCGCTCGCGAGGATTCGGATGGACCCGGCGAGCTTCCCGGAGCGTCGGCGCGCGAGCTGCGTGGCCCGTTCGCGAATCGGTCCCGCCCCCGCGGCAAGCGCGGTCTCCAGCGCCTCCGCCGCCACCGCATCGGGCAACTGCCGCAGGGCCTTGGCGAATTCCCGCACGCCCTCGAAGCGGATACTGACCGTGGTCGCCATCAGACCCCCCGCTCAACAACTAGGAGCCGCATCTCGCGATTCTGCTCTCCGACATTCACGACCGCCTCGATATCGAACACCCGAGTCCCATGCACGGCCCGCATCTTCGGTGTGACCCCCGCTCGGTGGCGCATCTCCAGACGATGGGTCACGGTGGCGAATTGTTGGCGGGCGGTTTCCAACTCGCGGCCTTCCAGGGGGACGATGGCCATCCAGTCGGTGGCCACGGGTTGCCACGCTTCGACTTCGGCGCCGACGGGATCCCGCGCGGTTCCGGCCTGACGTTCGAGTCGCACGCGACGATCCAGGTGGCCGGCCCTCATGCGAACCACCGCTGGAAGGGGGCGAGCAGGGCATCGACGGCGAACGGCACGGGTGTCGCTTCGGCATCCACGAGGACGGCTTCCCGGTTCTCGTAGAAGTGCCCCACGAGGAGCAGTAAGGCTTGACGAAGCTCCGCCGGCAGATTGACATCCGTGCCATACCCGGCATCGAACCGTACCCGCACGGCGTTGGGCAGATTGGCTGTTGCGGGCCAACTCTGCCCGATGGCTGGGACCACGCGGGCTCGAGCTGCTTGCGGACCTTGGGGCGCATGGAGGACGTAGTTGCTTGACGCCCACGTCTGTTCGACGCCATCGGGATCCAGATACTTGATGCTCGTCAGCGTCTTCAATGGCGGTTTGGGAATCTCCAGCACGGCATTAGCCGGCCAGTCATCCACCATGGCTGGCCACCACGGGCACCACCAGGGGAACCGATCGTAGCCCGCTTCCCACGTGGCTGTTAGGAGTTGGCGTTCAGTCAGCCGCTCGATCAGACCTTGGGCGGCGCCGATATACTTGCTGAGGACGGAGGTTTCTGCGGGGACTTGGTCGTCAGGAATGCGGAGATGCTCCGCCACCTCCGCTATGCTCAACGGTTCTCCCGTGGGTGGGATGATGAGGGAAACGCGCACTCACGGTCCTCGAGCCTGACGCTTCCGCGTCGCCGCTGGTTCGGCAGACTCCTCACGAACCGATGCGGACTGGGCTGCTTGAGACTGCTGAAGTTCTACGGGCGGATCGACAGCTGGTGGTTGGCGCACTTCGCCATTCAGGACGGCGAGGCCCAGCCTGTCAACGTCGGCGGCCAAGATTTCGCCCCCCACACCGGCCAAGAGCCACGCTGCCGCTGGGTCGCCATCCTCGACGAGACGATCGCGGCTCGCGGTCAGGTAGAGCCGACGATCCGCAATCAGAACACCCGCCGGTGCCGCCGCGCGCAGGGTCTCGATGATGAGTCCCATGTCACTTGTAGAGCAGCACCAGGCGGAACTTGCCCGCCGTGAACGCCGCGGTGGCGATGACGACGGCGGGATTCCGCGCGGCGGTCGTCTTCACGGTCGTGGCACCCGTCGAGGCCGGGATGATGGACTTGCGGCCGGTCGTCAGTCCGGCCTGGGCCGTGGCGGCCAGCACGTCCGCGGCAGCCTCGGACTGCAGCGCCATCGTTCCCGTCGCGGACAAGCAGGCGGTCTCGATGTCGAGATACCCCTCGAGGATGACCGAGCCGTTGGAGATGGGCCCGTCATTGGAGCGCAGTGTGATCGTGCTCACCGCCCCACCATCCACGGCGAAGTCGTAGTCGCCCCGCCAGGCCTTGAGGATATTGCTGTTTTCGATGATGGCCATGTCTATTCCACCTCAACGTAGGTGAGCCCGCCATCGACCGACGTCGCCGCCGAGAGCTCGAGGTTCAGGAGTTGCGCCGCCACAGTCTGGAACCATCCGGCAGGATTGTACGCCAGCGCGAGGACCCCGTTGGCCGCCAGCGACATCTGCCCGCTCAGGGCCGTGCCGCTGGCGGCCGACTCGAACCGCGCGGTGTTCACCCCACCGCTCGCGACCAGGTAGAGCGCCAGCACGCGAATCCTCTTGTTCGTGACCGCCGCGACGAGGGTGTTGTCCCCCAGCGTCGCGGCGTCGATGATCGCGAACTGGACTTCACTCTGCGCCGGCATCACGTCACCAGACGTCTATATGCCAGTCAGCGTGCAAAAAGCTGCCGGCCGATACACGGTGAAGCAGGCCCGCAAATCGGCGCGCAGCGTCTGCTTGCCCTCGACGAACTGCGTCCCCGAGAAGCCCACCTGCACGTCAATGCCCCGACGCTCACCGATGCGCGAGAAGTTGGCCCAGTCGCCCACGAGCCCCGTGTTCTCGGTCAGGGCATCGGAGAGCGCCACGGGGATGCCGAACAGGCTCTGCGGCCCCGGGCCCATGAACGGATTGCCGAACAGATAGTCCCCGTTCGAGTTCTGGGTCAGGAGCACGTCCTGCCAGTCGTTCGGATGGAACACGGCCCCGCCGGGGTTCGCCCGGCCGGTGAATCGGACCTTGGTCAGCGCCTTGAGGAACGCGCTGATCACGGGGTCGGTGCCCTTGGCCTGGGTCTGGATACCGACCACGTTGATGACGCCGCGCAGGTTCGGGGCGGTGCCGTTGCCCGCGAGGACCTGGAGGTCCAGGCGCTGCATCAACCCGAACCGGAGGCGCTGGTCCAGGATGCTGCGGACCTGCATCTCGTCCTCGAGCTGCTCGTCGGTGACCGGGATCGAGTCCGTGATCTTGCGGACGTCGGAGGTCTTCTCGGTCCAGACGAACGTGCTCTCCGCGTAGGTCACGCCTTCGGCCTTTTCCGCCGATGCGTGGGTGCGGGTCGTTTCCTCCATGTACTTCTCGACCGGCGAACCGATCGGCGCGGACGGGATGAGATCCAGGACCTGCACGGGCCGCGTCACGGCTTCGACCAAGCGCCCGGTGCGCACGCTCTCGGGCGCGAACCCGGCCGCGGTCTCAAACAGCGTCTTCATGCCGATGTCGAGCGTGACCGGGATCGATGTCTTGCTCTGGCGCGAGGCAGTGAATTCCTTGCTCTCGACGAACAGCTCGCCGAAGGACTTGGTGCGGATCGGCTCCGTGGGCATTTTGCCGCCCCGCATGGGGAGGTCCCGTGCCGCGTCCCGCTCCTTGATGGCGGCGTTGATCTCGGCGAACTCGGCCTGCTGCAACTCGGCGCCGAGGTTGTCGAGCTCGACGTTGCGCGCCTTCACCTTCGCTGCGGCGTCGGTCGAATCGGTGGCCCCGAGCTTCTCGAGGACTGGCTTGCGGGAGAAATCGTACTGGCTGCCGTCTTGGGCAAGCTCGAAGGCGTCCGCCAGTTCTTTTTGCTTGGTGGCGAACTGCTGACGCTTCTCGATGAGGGCGGCGGAAGGCGCTGGCATCATGCTGCTCCGGGTCAGGGGCCCGGCGGGCCGCGCAAAGACAACGGCCGACCGGCGCCGTGGTGGCGCGCGATCGGCCGTCAAAGGGCCCTATCGCCTTCTCAGGGTGCAATCTAGGCCGCAGCCTCCGGCGGGTCAAGGGCCGGTGGCACAAAGACGTTCACCCAGCCGCAGTGCCGGCAGCGGCGGCGGTCCTCGTAGTTCATGATGGGCACCGCCGGCGCGACGGACGGCTTGAACGCAGCGGCCAGGCGGAGAGGCCCCACGGCCGTGCCGAGCCTGTGGGAGCAGCTGAAGCAGCGAAGTTCTTGAAGTCCCAGGGCGGTCACAGTCACGGGGTGTACTTCCGCCTGGTGCGCTCGAGACGCTCCCACTCCCGTGCCGCGGCGGCGCGCGCCTCGGTCTCCCGCTGGTCCCGCGCGGCTTTCGCCTGGATCTCGGCTTGCTCTGTGGCTGCCTTGCTTTTCGCCTGCTCCAAATGCGCTGTATGGGCAGCGGTAGCGACCGACCGCGCTTCAGCACTCGCGCTCGGCTCAAGCGAAGCGCAGAAGGCTGCGGGATCATCGGACCATGGGTTATCGACCACGCAGTCATCGAACGATATATAGACCCGGCCATCCGTGGGCCGCACCAAATCCCTGGCGGCGATGGCGACCGCCGCGTCCACCGTGGCCTCCTGTTCTTTTGCCGCCAGTTCAGCAGCTTTCGCAGCGCACGGAGCACATACCTCACCATCATGGGGTTCACCGCACCCGCTGCACTTGACGCCTACGGTACTGGTGCCGAGGCTGGACGATACTGTTACTGGACTGGCCTCAAATGGATCAATGCTTTTCAGCATGAACTTTGCTCCCTTTGCACGCCACTTCTCGTCGGCTGGTGCTCTGTCGCGGATCCAATAGCTGAATGACCATTCCTGCTCTGGCCCCATCTCCTTCGTCGTCGCATAGGCTTCCCGACCGCGCTCTGTTGACATGAAAAAGTTGCCCCGGAAGACCGCGCGATTCCCATTAATGGTGATGACACCCTTGCCCACGGGAGCCTCGACGGGCTGCCCTGTCCCACGTATCTGCGCGAGGATTGCCGAATGCCCG